GTTAGTCAGGGTGAGTGGGAGATATTCTCAGGTATAACCCCACAGGAAGGTTTAAGTATTAGCACGGGTGATATTATTGATGAAGATTTTAATATTATACCATCACCAATAAATCATAACAATAATTATTATCCGTATTGTGGTTTAAATCCTGGTGCAACATCAGGGTTCAATATTACAATAGAATATCAAAATGCTCCGTTGATATGTATCCCTATAAGTCCATCACCAACTCCAAGTAATACTCCAACACCGACGCCAACACAAACACCAGGTGCAAGTCCTCAACCAACACCAACAAATACACCAACAACTTCATTTACTCCAACTCCAACTCCAACAAATGTTGCTTTACCACCATCAACTTTTGAGTTTAGTTCAACTTTTGGTGGAACAGCAGACCAATTTGTCGGAACATATAATTATGTTGGTATTGGTTATTATGATTTAAATGATGCTGGTACTGACACAATATTTTATTCAGGAGCAACTCCAACGGGTGAATTATATGCATATTGGGAAAAAGATGGTGCTCCAACACGCACTTTCCATTGGATGGATAATCCGATTGGTCCTTATCCATTATGGAGATTTTTAAATACCACAACAGGAAATGGATATTTGGGTAATACTACTTGGGATGCATCAAATACCATTGAAACAGCATCAGGAATAAAATATCTTTCAGGAGGCACATATGAGACCGATACATTTGTTTATCCCTAATAATAATGAAAAATACTTATAATTGATGTTATACCTTTCAGCAAATACCACAAATGTAATTTACACCTCCGTATCGGTGCATAAGACCTTGTCTAATCCAACATATCTTATGTCCCTTACTCATCAACAGACGGGGAAGAGATGGTCGTTTATACCTCAAAATATAACGAATATAAGTGGTAGTCCATATAACCAAAGATACGACTTATTTAAGTTTAATATTGGTGAATCAGGTGTTAATTTAACAGGTGGAACGAATGCTTGGTATTGGCAAACACCCCCATCTTCCGTTTATCAAGATTCAAGATATTCAGGAACGGGGATAAATTATTTAAGATTACAACCCGTTGTATTTAATTTATTTGGTACAATAACTTTATATGTTGATTTTGATAATGAGAACGAGCAATTAACAGGTGGTACAATAACCTTAAATGGTGAATCTTTATCTAATATTGTTGTGGAGGATTCTTTATCACCATATAATAACGCATGGAATATAACAGGAACTTTATCAACAACAAATGGTCTTTATGATAAAAGTGGAAAGTTGGAAATATCGGCTCAATCCAACTCAGGTAATACCTATGGTGGAACTTATTATGTTGTATCAATATCATCAATAGATTCAATGCAGCCTTGGACTTATTATGGTTATGCAAATATATCCAATATTACATTTGTAAATCTACCCATAACTTATTTGGAGACCCCCACAGTTGATATTGATGAGATTGGTGAGTTTAGATATTCAATACGAGAACAAATCAATCCAGTCAATTTAAATCCACAATACACTACAGAAATACTTGAAACGGGTTTAGCTTATGTGTATCAGGCTTTTGATGATATTTATTATGATAAAGGGGGTAATGATGTGGTATATAACCCCTCATCCCCTGAAACTAATCATATTCTCCAAGAAAATGGATTTCACATATTAACAGAAAATAATGAATTATTAACACAAGAATAATGGCAGATAAAAAGATTTCAGAATTAACACAATTAACCGCAAGGACACAAGATGATGTCATTGCCATTGTTGATTCAAGTACAACAAAGAAAATAAGAGTTGAGGACTTTATGGCTGAACCAGTAATTGATGCAGGTCAAATATCGGGTTCAGTATCAGTAGATTTATCACAAGGGCATTGGTATAAGTTTGAATTAACGGGAAATGTATCGGTGACTTTATCAAACGAGAGAGAAGGGGCAAGATATCTGTTTTGGGTATATTCCAATGGGAATTATTCCGTGAACTCTATGACCTTATCAAGTGGTGGAGACATCTATGCGGTTGGAGGGACATTACCCAATCCCGCAAACAACAAATGGAACTTGTATAAGGGATATGTAATAAACGGAGGTATGGTTCTTACCGAGATTGATAATTTTTCAGCAATATAATAACATATGAACTTTGAAGCATTTAACATAGACAATATTCAAATCAAACCAAACAGGGAGGTTAAAAACAAAAGGTATGATTATATATGGTGGGGTGAGGACAATCTATATCCACAATATTTACTTGAATTAAAGGAGAACTCCCCAATTCACTCAGTCGCAGCCGATTCAACCGTAACAATGTGTTATGGTAAAGGTGTTGAAATTGAAAATCTTGGTAATGTTTTGGTTAATAAAACTGAAACAATTTCACAATTATATCACAAATTATTATATGATTTTTTCTTATTTGGTGGATATGCGGTTGAGGTAATATGGAACAGAGAAAGAACAGCCATCGCATCATTATACCATATACCATTTCAAAATGTAAGGGTGGGACATCTTGACCCTGATGCAAACGAAGCTGATAAGTATTTTTATTGCAATGACTGGTCTAATTGGAGAAAAGAACCCATCATCACTTATGGTGGTGTAGATAGTCAAAATAAGGAGCAGAGACAACTTTATTTTTATAAAAGGTATGTACCCTCAGTTAATACGGTTTATCCCGTTGTGCCTTACCAAAGTGGTATTCCTGCAATTGTTTTGGAAGGGGAGATATTTGATTGGCATAAATCAGCAATAAATAGTAATTTAACACCAAACTTATTCGTTCAATTATTTGGTAATCCAACTGAAAATGAAAGAGACCGTGTAAAGAAAGAATTGGTTGATGCATATTCAGGTAAGGACGGACAAAAGTTAATGTTGGGTTTTGCAGCATCTCCTGAGGAGGCAGCACAGATTACACCAATTAATTCAACGGTGGGTGATTCTTATTATATTGATGTATTAAGTTATGCATCTCAATCGGTATTGACCTCTTGGCAGATAAGTTCCCCATTAATCTTGGGTATACATTCATTCAGTTCCAATCCATTTAGTCAGAATGCGGAGGAATTAAGAATTGCAACTCAACACTGGTTGGAGTATATATTAAAACCAAAACTGGCTGACCTTAATGAAAGTTTAAATGTGGTATTATCATTTAAGTACAATCAACCTGTGGAGATTATAAACAACTTTAAACAATTTGAACTATAATGGTATTCATTGTAACAGAACAACTCGTATTAGACCGTACAACATTGGATAAAAACTTATTGAGTGCAAACCTTAAACCCGCAATTATATTGGCTCAGAAGGTAGAAATGACAACAATATGTGGGGATAAATTGGTTGATAAGATTTATAATGATATTGAGACCTCATCATTAACGGGAAATTATAAAAAGTTGGTTGATGATTATTTAACTGATGTTGTGATTTATGCGACCCTTTATCATGCGGCAACCAATATGTTAAGCAAGTTCACCAACAGGGGATTACAACAAGAAAATAGTGAGAACTCAGGTCATTCAGATATTTCAGTTTATAGAGAATTGAAAAGTGATGCAAAGAACCAAATGGAGTATTTCAGTCAAAGAGCCAATAAGTGGTTGTATTTTAACAGAGGATTATTTCCAGAGTATGAGTTCTGTGCATCAGATGGAGAACAACCAGCAAATCCAAATAACAAGTTATACGGAGGTTTGGTAATATGATAATACCTGAATATATAAGGGGTGAAAGTATTGTTGGATTTACTCAAAGATGTCTTGCAAATAGAGAAATGAGAAGATTACCATTTGACCCCGCAATCAAGAGGGTATTGTGTAGAGAACATGCCGAACAGGCAAGAGAATATCTCCGTCAACCATTCAACGAAGAATAACCCCGTATTTGTCCTTTATCCTTTGCAGGAACTGTTTATTTATGTCTTGTGATACATCATATCCAAGACCAACCATAATGTCCTTAAAATCCCTTAAAATGTCCTCATCGGTTATATCTGATGATTTCTTAACAATCTTTGTTTTTGCCATTTCACATTTTTTGCAAAAGGTTCTTCTTCCCGTTCTATTATTAACGGCAGGATAAAATTGACTTTCATCTTTGGTCTCACCACATATTTTGCATGTAATATCCATATTGTAAAAATAAAAAACCCCCACCTTAAATAAAGATGAGGGTTAAAGGTTAATTGTTATGGGAGCATCAACCTTTATATTGTTGTTGTAGATATTCATCCACTTTGTTTAATCTCTCACCGATTTCTTTTGAATAACCATTTTCACAATAATCAACCAATACAACCGATACGGATACAAGGTCTTTGAGAGTTAAACAATAACCACAAGAT